CGTCTTATCTGGGCGGTTGTCGGACACAAGTGGGTTCGATGCTGCACACCAATCACCAACATTAAATGGCGTATGAAGCGCACGGAGTGGGATCAAATGCCTACCTCGTCATTTTACGGTTAAAGGAGACCAAGACAATGGCACACATTAATCACGATAAAAACGGCAACCCATACATCGTTGACGAATGGCACATTGAAGATGTCGAGGCAGCTTGCAGCGACATGGAAGTGACGTTGAACCACGATGAAAAGTGCGATGTCCTACATAGGATCGCAAACAGTTTCGATGCCAACTTAGGCATCAACTGGGAGTGGTTTTATCAGGCTATCCAAGAACAGATTGACGGAAGGGAACTAGCACAATGACTAAGAAATCAACATTTAAAGAGCTTTCACAAACTGAAATCCAGAACCTCACTGACGCCGAGCGTTCTGCCTACTGGAAAGCCGAGCGAGACCATGAGAACGCTTTACGGTTAGAGGCAATGAAAAGCCTGACACCGAAGCAGCGCGAAGTTCTAAAGCAAACGCACGAGACTCTAGCGCATTGCGTGATGATGCTGCACGAGTGCCATGACCTTTACATGAGCGATGTCGGCAAACTGGAAAGTGCTTTTTACGGTCTGAAGCACCAGTTCGTTTTAGATGAAAAGGAAGCAAGCTAATGAAACACCTAGCACAGAACATCCGCGTTTTACGAGAGTGCAACAACGAGACGCAGGAGCAGCTTTCGGCTGCTCTTGGGTCGGGTCAGCAAAGCGTCCAGCGGTGGGAGAAAGGCCGCGTGGTGCCATCAATGTTTTATGTCGTTGGCATTGCCTCGCATTACGGTGTCGAGATTAGCGACTTGGTAGGCAAACAGGCAGCGTATGAGCTGGTATGGAAGACAGGAGAGGCATCATGACACAACAGACTGACATAGACTTTGCAAAGTATTTGCTTGAAACCTTGGCTCCTGATTTACGAGAGGCAGGGTTTACGGCAACCTCGGAAGATGTAGAGGAAGCTGGTCATCGACTGCTACACGCGGCTGAGATTGTTGACACGTTATTGGATGGAGAGACATCATGATCAAGCTTGTAACCACACGCCCACACATCTCTTTCGATCAGTTTGAAACGGACAAAGACACCGCGCTGGTAGACTCCGGCTGGTGGGTTCGCAAAGACATCAGGGAGACAATACATAAATGGAACCTACAACCGTTTGTCGAGCACGACAGGAACGGCAAGGTTTCCAAGAAAGATCAAACGCCGTACTGGTGCGCCTATAGGGATGTGATCCTTTCAAACCAGTGGCACCCCGAAGATATCCTGATCCTACACTCGAACCTTAAAGACGGTTTCACGAAAGCCATCAAGTTAAAGGATGAGTCGATAGTCGATGTTGTTCGGCTTGCCGAGGAGCAAGGGCGAGACAAGGAGCAAGCAGAGGTTCTTGTCGGGTTCTTGACTGACACTCGACAGGTGCTCCATGACGATATGGAAAGGACGCTAGGCCACCTGACCAAGCTGCTTACGGTTCTTACGCCACAGCGGAGCCTATGGTTAGGAGAGGCATCATGACAGATTCCAAACCCACCTTTTTACGGTTCGTAGAAGACCACAAGAACCTGATCTGGCGGTCATGCAAGAAGCAGCATGTCGAGTACAGCCTAGGCTGCGCTAGACGCTTTGCTGACTTCAAAGGCATGGGTGATCAGAAGCTAACCAAGATCAGAGCAAGTGACGTTCTGTTCTACATGGATCACCTAGTCACCGAGGTCGGCCTAGCCGTTACGACTGCCAACAGGCATGGCGTGACGATCAGCAAGATCATGAGGTTTGCCTACGACAACGAGTATTGCAAGCGGCCTATCTCTGTCGATCTTTATGACGAAGACTCGGCAAGACAACTCTATTTTACGCCTGAGAAGATCGAGAGCATTTTACGGTTTCTAAAGAAACCACATGACAGGCACAAGGATGGTCATGTCCATCATGTTTCTTATCGCCTGTGCTACCACATGAGCCTCTTGTCGCTGCACACAGGCATGAGGTTAGGCGAGATACTCCAACTGCAATCCGGCAAGGCTCATCTATGGCTTGACGAGGACGGAGACCAATGGATTCACCTGCCTGAGACTAAGTGGAACGGCAAAGGGCGCAAGACACGCGATGTACCGCTTAACGTGACCGCTAGGCAGGCTGTAGCGGCCTTGGAGTACCTTTGGGACTCTTGGAATGAAAAGGCCTTCTACGAGGCTTGGCGGGAGATGCGGGTCAAGGTGTTCGGCAAGGACGATAAGGACGTTGTGTTTCACATTTGGCGGCACACGTTTGCGACTCGGCTTGCTAATGACTTAAATATCACCTCGTTAGTTATTGGTAAGGTAATGGGACACTCTAATCTTAAAACGACAAGTAAATATGTAAAACTCAAGGCTGGCACAGTGAAAGAGGTCATGCGGCAATCAGATGAGCTTGGCACAGGCTTGACTCGGAGGGCTTCGCAATGAACAGTTTATGTTTAAAAAGGGAGTCTACAGCTATGAGAGAGGTAAATAAGAGACTGTTTCAGATAGACGTTAGCCACGCTGTAAGTCGGGTAAAGGCTCGTTCTGATAAAGAACTCCAACAAGATCATTTCGATGAGATTCAAAACGTGTTGTGGAAGAAATATACTGCTGACATCTGCTCAATGGAACTGATGAAATATCAAAGAACTTGTGACCTACAAAACGACTCAAGGATGAGTAAAGAGAGACGTTACTATGTTTCGACCCCTGCCCGTAGAATGTTTAAGAAGCTGATGGTTTTGAAACGGTTTGAAGATACAGCAAGTGCCATTGTAGACATAGCATCGGAGTTACACATAAGCCACAAAGCAGCAAGTGCAATTGTCAAAGACTCAATTGGATTTGACACAATTACAGAGACTGTTGTCGATGGTCGAAAGCGTTACACAGCACAAGATTGGTGGGCTGAGTCTATGATGAAGAATGGGGCGCATTGGTTATATGTGAACACCGAGGATATTATTAGAAGCAGGAGTCTTTATAGTGAGTTTGCTAGAGTAAATGAGAAAATGGCGAGTGATACTCAGTTCAACATTTCATAGGACTGAGTATCATAAATCATAGGACTACCTCCAATAAACTAGTGAACCCACAGGGTATTCACAGCCTTAAATAAATGCCTAAAATCAGAAGCTCGCTTGGGAAACCAAGGGGGCTTTTGTGCTTTTTAGGGCTTAAAACTCTCCTACCCCAAATCTAATGAAAACAACGGCTTAGAACTTGTGTCCACCTAGAACTAAGTGCTAACGTCAGTGAGTTGGAGAGTGTTCATATGAAAACAAAAGAAAACACCACCAGTAACCCATTTCAAAAGCTAACCGAGTTGTTCCAGACTTACCAAGACTCTCCAGAAGTGGTTAGAGAATTGCGGATGGAAAAGGTCATGCAGCTTAGAGGTAACAGAAGATATCTAAAGAAGTTAAAGCAGAATAAAAACCTATCAGACACACAAGCAGTCCAAGGGCTTATTGATCAAAAGCATGTTGACGTTAAAGAGTGCCTTGATGGTCTCATTCAAAACCAATCCATATCGCAAGGAAGACAGTTTGCTTGGTTCCATGAGATTGAGGGAATAGATACCGACACAATGTCAGTGATTGCTTTATCCGTGTGCTTGGATGCTGTCGGTAAGCAAAAGACCCTCGCCTCGACTCTAGTTGACCTTGGTAAAGCTATGGAGATGGAGAAGTGGGGTCGGTGGCTTAGAGAGCGTGACAAAGAACTGGAAAGACGCATTTACAACAAAGTCATGCGTGACCACTCATCAATAAGCGTCCGTAAGACATCTATGAAGGCCATAGCAGCCAAAGAAGGGCATACTAAAGATGTCTGGCGCAAAGACTTATGTGTGAAGGTTGGCTCCTTACTGCTCAATGCTGTGCTTTCCACGACAAACTTGTTCGAGGTTTACGAAAAGAACAAATACACAACCCGTGGGGTTAAAACCTCAAAACGTCTTGGACTTGAGTGGGTGAACAACGACAGCATTTACAACGGTAAGGTCGATCCAGACATGGACATGGTAGGTCTGGTGATGACTGATGATAACAAAGAACGTCTGGACATCTTTAATAATGAAGCAAGCTGGATGCAGCCTATGTTCACGCCAATGACGGTCAAGCCTGTTCAATGGCGTTCTTATGAAGACAAAGACAACGTGAATCCAAATGATCGAACAGCGGGTATGTACCTTGATGCTGTCCTTGGCGCACAAGTTCCGCTTGTGAGAGGCGCAAGCCGCACACAGATCAAGATGATTAATGAGGCTATTGAAAACGGTCAGCTTGATGAGAGCCTTAGAGCATTAAACCTGATCCAAGACACACCCTTCGAGATCAACGTATCTGTTTTAAGGGCTGTCGAGTGGGCTTGGGAAAACAACAAGGTGTTCTCTAAGTTTCCACGTTCATCCAAGCTCGACAAGATAGCCTTCCCTGCCGATTGGGATCAGATGGACAAAGCCAGCCGCAAAGGTTGGGTGATCAGGGCGCGGGAGATATTCCACAAGAACCGCGAGATTGACGGTGGGCTGGCTTTAAAGACCCAAGACCTACGAACCGCTAGGTCTCTTGCCAGCTTACCTACAAAAGCCTTCTACACAGGCGCAAGCTGGGATTTCAGAGGCAGGGTGTATCCTGTCGCTAACTTTAGTCACCAGCGCGGTGATCACATCAAAGCAATGATCCAATTGCACAACAAGAAACCAGTCGGTGAGAGTGGCCTGTCTTGGGTTGCTTTAAAGTGCGCTGATCTTGGCGATTTCAACAGAGTCAGCAAAGAGTCGATGGAAACCCGTGTTCAATGGGTCAACGATAACTTGGATAGCATTTTACGGGTCGCAGAAGACTTCCAAGGCACCTTTGATGGTGATGACCCTACCCAGCTATACTGGAGCCACGCAGACAAGCCCTTCGGCTTCCTAGCGGCTTGTATCGAGCTACACAACATAGCGACTTACGGTCTTGAGTATGAGTCAGGGTTCCCCTGTGGACTTGACGGTTCAAATAGCGGCCTTCAGCACTTTAGCGCATTAGGTCGCAACAGTGACGAAGCTCGACTGACCAACCTCTTACCTTCAGCAAAACCAGAAGACCTTTACGAAGCTGTGGCAGAAAGAGCGAGGCAGAAGATTGACGCATGTGACTCAGAAACCTACGCAGCCGTAAGAAAGTCATGGCAAGAGTTTAGGGTTGGTCGCAAGACGTTGAAACGCAATGTCATGACCAAGAATTACGGTAGCAACCTTTACGGTTTCACAGAGCAAATCAAGACAGACTTTATGAAACCCATTAATGACTCGATCACTTCAGACGGTCATTGGCAGGGTCACAAAACAAACCCATTTGCTATCGAGAAGATTGACCAGAACACAGGTGAGTGTCTTGGTTCTGACAAAGGAGACACGGCAGCTAAGTACCTCGCCACGAAATCATGGGAGTCTGTGAACGAAGTTGTCAAAGGAGCCAATGAGGGAATGGATTTTATCCAGAAACTTTGTAACGCCTGTTCTAAAGAAAACAAGATGATGACATGGGTCACTCCAATGGGTTTCCCTGTCGTCAACCGCTACACCAAGAAGGTTTCTAAAGCGATTAAGGTTTACCTATATGACAAGGAGTATGGAGACCTCAAAAGAAGCCAAGTCACTGTCAGAGAAAGCACACAAGAGGTGGACAGCCGTAAGGCAGCAGCCGCTGTTGCTGCTAACCACACTCACAGCCTTGACAGCGCACATTTACACGCCACGGTTCTGAAGTGCCATGACGACTACGGCATCAAGGACTTCTTCCTGATCCACGACAGCTTTGCAACAAACCCAGCCGATACAGCCGCGATGTTCAACGCAGTCAGGCAAGCCTTTGTCGATCAGTATGACCATGAGTGTTTATACCAGCGGTTAAAAGATCAGGTGATTGAACAATTAGATCACCCTGATGCCGCTGAACTACCAGAGGTGCCGGAGAAAGGTACCTTGGATTTGAAGCAGGTTTTAAAGTCCGACTACTGCTTCATCTAATTCCCCAACGATAACAATAAAAACAATAGCAGGAGAAGACCATGCACCCTCGCGAGAGAGTGCTGGAAGAAGCACGACTCTGCCGTATGCAGGGTCTGCCCTTACCAGTTGACTTAATAGCGAGAGCAGAAAGTCTCGGCATTTTGCTTTCGTACCTTGACCACCCAGAACAATCAACAAATGACAAACTATCTCTAAAGGAGAGATTAAGATGGCTAAAGTAAAATACACCACACCTAAAGGCGTTGCCCAGTACCCTTGGCTTAAAGAGGGTCGTCCAGACACCAAGTTTGATGAAGAAGGTTTCTATCGAACCAATGTCATTGTGGATGCTGACGCTGCAAAGACACTTGTCGATACCATCAACCAGTACGGCAAAGACAACCTCGGAGCCAAGATGTCAAAGGCTCAACTACCCTACGAGACCGATGACGTTACTGGTGCGGTTACTTTCAAGATGAAGAGCCGTTATGCGCCAAAGATGAAGGACTCGGATGCACAGCTAATGGCAACCCCACCCACTATCTTTGGTGGCTCAGTCATCCGCACATCAGGAACTATCGGGTTTTATGAAAAGGGTGCAAATGTTGGCGTTAAGCTAAACCTAGCAGCAGTACAAGTGATTGAGTTGTCTCAGGGCGATGATGACGATGGATTAGACCCCGTTGAAGGTGGCTACAAAGCACCACCAGCAACAGCGGCACCAACAGCATCGGATGATGACGATGACTTCTCGGACGAGTTCTAAAGCATACAAGTATGGATACCGAAGCGGCCTTGAGATCAAGATAGCAGAGCAGATCAAGGCCGCTGGTGTCGAGGTATTGTTTGAGACTGAGCGAATCTATTTTACATGGCCTAGTCGAGATAGCCGGTACACACCAGACTTCAAGATACCCACCAAAGACGGTGGGTTTTTCTATGTCGAAACCAAAGGGCGATTCCCAGACGCAGAGTCTAGGCAAAAGCACCTTTTACTTAAAGAGCAGTTTCCTCACATCGACATTCGGTTCGTCTTCAGCAACCAAAACCAGAAGCTCTACAAGGGGTCAAAGACCACCTATGCACAGTGGTGCGAAAAGCATGGTTTTCAGTATGCGAACAAGACGATCCCGAAGGCGTGGTTAGAGGAGTAGTTACGCAAGGGAGCAAGCGTATGGATACAATGATTAAAGAGAGTAGCGAGTTTGTAATGCACTTACCGTGCGAGAACCCTGACTGTGGGTCGAGCGATGCAAACTCATTATACTCTGACGGACATACGCACTGTTTTGCGTGTAATACGACTGTGCAGAATAGCACCAGCGAGGGGGTTAGCGTAGCAGCCCCTCCCTCTGCGAAAGCTAAACTCGGCCTTCTCGCTGGTGACTACAAAGACATAGTGAAAAGGGGTTTAACGAAAGACCTCTGCCGGAAATACGATTACTTCACCACAACCTACAAAGGTGAGCGCGTTCACGTTGCAAACTACCGCGACAAGAACGGTGAAGTCGTAGCTCAGAAGATCAGGAATAAACATAAACAGTTCTCGATCTTAGGTGACGCAAAGAAGATCACGCTTTTCGGATCACACTTAAAAAACACTGGGAAGCTCTTGGTTATTTGCGAAGGTGAGGTCGATACGTTATCGGCATCAGCTTGCCTCGGTAAATACCATGCGGCGGTTGTGGGTATACCGCACGGAGCAGCTTCAGCAGCTAAAGCTATAAAAGACAACTACGATTACATAGCCCAGTTCGACAAGTGCGTACTATGTCTCGATAACGATGACGCTGGACGCGCTGCTAGTCTGGAAGCTGCCCAAGTTCTACCCATTGGAAAAGCCTACATAGCCACAGTTCCAATGAAAGATGTAAATGAGTGCCTAGTGGCTGGCAAATCAGCGGCTGTCGTGAGTGCTATCTTTGAGGCCAGAGTATACCGGCCTGACAGCATCATGACCTCTGCCGACTTCAGAAGCGTAATTAGTCAGGATGATGCCGCTTCATCCATTACTTACCCATACTCAGCCCTCAACGCCATCGTAGGCGGTGTGCGGCTCAGAGATAATGCGGAGTTAGTGACTATTTGCGCAGGTTCTGGACTCGGTAAAACGACACTGCTTCGAGAGATTACATACCACCTTCACCAGCAAGGTGAGAAGCTCGGATTGATAAATCTGGAAGAGTCGAACAAGCGCAGCCTTCTTGGGTTGATCGGTATTCACTTAAATAAAAACATCACAGTGAACAAAGGCCAAGCGTCAAAAGAGGAAATAGAAGCTGCTTATGATGAGCTATTTCCTGATGACCACCAAATCTACCTTTACGATCATTTCGGTTCTTGTGACATCGACACGATCATCAGGCGTATAGGTTTCATGGTCAAAGCCCTTGGTGTGACCGTGATCATCCTCGATCACATCAGTATCTTGGTCAGTGGTCTCGCCACTAACGATGAACGCAAGCTCATAGACATCGCCATGACACGCCTCAGAACAGAGGTAGTGCAAGAGCTTGGCGTGACTGTCATGGCGGTTAGCCATCTTCGTAGACCATCTGGCGACAAAGGCTTCGAGGGTGGTGAGACACCCACGCTGCAATCTCTGCGAGGTTCAGCTTCGATAGCCCAGTTATCCGACATCTGCATAAGCCTCGCAGTGGAGAAAGACGATCCACATAGCGACACCAGAATCCTA